ACCACCTGCCGTAACACCATCATGCAGTCTTAAAGATTTATTAGTAGTATCTACTGTTAGCTCTGCGAGAGCACCTGTAAAAGCATTGTTTTCTGCTTCTGTTCCTCTTCTTAGTTGTATTTGTTTTGCCATCTTATATCCTTATATCGTAGAACCACAGTCTAGTGTTCCAAAAGAAACAGCTAAGTCTGTGCTCACAGAGTTGTTTTCTATACTAAAAGGAGATGACAATAACACATCTCCAAAATCTTCATTACTTGAATCCATACTTATATACTCTCCCTCATGTCTTCTTGTGCTTATTTCAAGCTGAACCTTCTGTGCATCTTCAAGATATAAATATGTAGTGTCTTTGTATCCTGAAGCCAGTGTAGCACTACTTAATGCTTCGTTCCTATATCCTAAAGCTTGACTAGCTGATGTAGCACTAGATGTTGCACTAGCAGAAGCCTCACTAGCTGATGTAGCACTTGCTGTTGCACTTGCATTAGCTTCACTAGCTTTAGTTGTTGCTATACCAGCTTGTGTTGTAGCTGTTGTAGCTGATGTTCCAGCTGTATTCTTAAATGCTTCAGCTTCATTTCTATAACCAAGTGTAGTATCTCTAGCAGTTTCAGTTATGCCTTGTGCTGTTACACTAGCTTGTCTACTTACTTCACTTGCATTTGCACTTGCTAGAGCTTCACTTGCTTTCTGAGTAGCTATAACTGCATTATCATCAGCTTGTAGTATCTCATTCATATTAGAAACTACTTGGTCTGATATATCTATTAGATTATCTATATTATCTACAACTACTTGTACAGTGCTAGGAGGAGCGTTTAAATCAGCTATTTCTTGAGCTGTAGTAGCTACTACTATCTCTACTTTTACACCATTATCAGGTATATAATCATTTAAAAAGACTATACTATTATTAATTATATCATATGTAGTTCTATCATTTACAGCTACATTATCTAACCATATCTGTATATAGTCTTCACCTTTAATTTCAAATTCAATAGGAAATATCTTAGTACTTCCATCTCCTGTAAATATCTTCATACTTACCATTTATTTTCCTCTATTATCTTAATGGTTTAGATGATTGTTTATATAGACCATCTAAAGCTAATGATGATATAACAAAAGGTTGATTATCTGCATTCCTTATTGTTATTTGAGTATCATCTGTTCTACCTACTATAGAAGCATTTATATCTTTAGTAGACCCACTCTCATATGTTCTAGTTATAGTAGTATTATATGAATATCTATAAATATCAACATCAAAGCTACCTTCTCCAAAGATAGTGCACCTCTTAAGTTGTACATTATCGAGAGGAGTTTTTAAATCTACTAGCTTAGGATACCATCTAGCTAATGTTACATATGAGTTATATTGCTGTATAGTTCCTACATCATCTACTATATCTTCCTTAATTGTATCATCAGGTAGTAATGCTAGTTTGAGTAAATAACTATTACTAGAACCTTCATAAGCTATATATAAATCATTATTAAACATAAATATATCTTCTATATCAAAACCAAATGTCCATCTATATAGAGCTGATTGTATTCTTTCCTGCCCTTCTGTTGTTGCTTTAAATAAATATAATGTATCTTTAGTATCTTCTGAGTACATTAATATAGTTCCTAAAGCTACATTAGTTACCATCTTATTAATATGAGGTAATAGGTTAGGTCTATTTAATGTTAAGTTAATACCTTCATTTACTAGTGTATCATCATTCTTTATATATTCCCTAAGTTGTGCTTTATTATCAGATGTTCGACTAATAAAGTATAAACTATTACCGCTCACTCTAGGGGGTACATTAATATCAATAGTATAATTAGAAACTAGGTCTAAGCTTACTGTTAAAGGACTAAATGTATTATTATAAGTAGTCTCATATTGAGAGTCCTTAGTAAATACAAATAGTGACCTTTGATATGATCTTACATAATATATCTTACTAGCTTGATTACTAGCAATAGCTATATCTATAGGGTCAGTATCTATTACTTCTAAAGCTGTCTTAGCATAGAAATTATAGTAACCACCTGTCTCACTTAATATAATACTATCACTACTAGCAAATCCTAGCCTATTCTTAAAAAAAAATATATCTTGTATGTTATTACCTACAAAACTAGGAGTAGGGTTATTATCCTCATTACCTATAGTAGGTTCGTTCCATGTTAACTCTCCTACTTCAAAAGTACCATCAGATTTTCTATCTACATATATAGGCATATTATTGAATGTTCCTCTTAGGTCGTAAGGGTCTCTTGTCTCTCTCCAAGTACCATCCTCAGATTTAACATAGTAATCAGTAAAGTTATCACTATCATCTCCTGTTACCTGCACTATAACATCATCCCAAGGCATATCTGCTGGTAGGTCTGATAATTTATTTACTTTACCTTTCCAGCCAAATGAAGCTTGATTACCCCACGAGTCCCATGTATCATATGTAAAGTCTATAGTAGAGGTAATCTTTATAACACTACCTATAGCTACAGCTGTATAATTAGATAAAGCATTAACTATACTAGCTAGTTGAGTAGCTACTGTATCAGAGTCATATCCTGAATAATTATAAGATACTCCATTAAGATATACTGCAAATCTATAAGGAGTTAAATCATCATTAGTTACTCTCTTTATCCAATAGTAAGCTACATCCCTATAATCAGTTGTAGGACTACTATTAGTAGACTGTGTTATTACTTTATCTTTATTAAGTATAAATGTTCTATCTTGTATGGTTAGACCTTTTAAATTTCCTGTCATATACGTATTAATTATAGAAGAACTCACTAAGTAACTAACAGTTTTCTCTACACCAGCTTTAGTAAATATCTGTAAAGGGTCACTAGAATTTCCTGTTTTAACAAATATATATTCTTCATCTCCTTCACCTCTATCATAAGTATGAAATGTCTTAGTAGCTAGTCCTGATATATTCTTAGATACATACTCTGTTCCATTCCTTCTCTCTAATCCTGTTACTACATCAGGAACACAATTAACCATAGCTCTACATTGTGTATCTAGTATTAGTTCATCAGTTTGTTCAGACTCTCCTCCATACAATGAAGGAAGTGCTTTACTTATTTTAGCCATTAACTTACTCCTGTTGGTATAGTTGTTCTACTAACTATCCTTCTTCCTGATACTAAGTTATACTTACTATTTCTTAAGTGTTCTTGTTCAACTCTTACTAAGGCTTGTCCTATTTGTTTATCTAGTTGTTTATCTGTAAAGTCATCTCCATTAAGGTATACTTGTACATCCTTAGCTGTTAAGTATGTAATATAACTAGCCATAGTTCTAGGTAACTCTTCAAAGTCCCATTTAAAGACTACATCAGCTGTAAAGGCATCAGTAAATTCATATGATTGGTTATCTCTATTATATAAACTACCACCTCTATTAATATAGTTCTCAGTTGTTTCAATAGCTAGTACATTAGTAGGTACACCTATTCTATTATTAGTATCAGGAATAAATGTCCATTCTTCTCTATTAAACCACCAACCTGTAGCTTGTATATCTTCTGATATTTCATCTAACATTTGTCTAATTACAACAGCCTCATGTAGAGGGTCTAAGGAGTCAATATCTACACCATCAGGTACAGGTGTTTCTCCTGTGTATCTTAAACAGATATTTATTGCATCATTTAATAACATTATAATCCTTATTATATTTGTAATTTATTTATTAATTAGCTATTTTAATAAAAATTACTTAACAAAAAAGGGCTACCCTAAGATAGTCTTAGAATAACCCTTATATTAGCTTACTTTATACAGCTACCCCAGTGTCTCCACCTGTAATAGCACAAGCACAAGCTGGTTTAAGTACACCCATACCTAACCAATACCAAGTTTTAAGTAAGTCTTCTTGAATTCTCTCTGGAATTTCATGAATAGATGTAGAAATATCCAGCAACTTAACAACACCTACACACTCAGGCGTAAACATTAGTCCTTGTAAGTATCTATAGGTAGTCTCACCTACATCCACATTAGTAGAAGTTGGTAAGTGATTAGACCACATAATTTTAATACCTGCAATTTGAATGACTGTACCACTATCTACTCCACCATTACCTGATGTAAAATCTCTATGTACACCTTTACCTGATTGTACAAGGTAGTTAAAGTTAGCAGGAGTTGTAACAAATACAGGGTCTCCTGAAACATCTTTTTGTTTAAATACTGTATTAGCTTCAAAGATAGCACTAAAGATAGCATCACCTTTATCTTCAGCTGTAGCTCCTGTATAGATAACATCATTGTTAACTTCAGAACCATCTGGTTGCATTACTTCACCACCAATAGTTCCTGATGTTTGTGATGCTACTAGGATTTCACTAAATACATCTTTATCAATCTTAGTTGATAAAGCTTCTGCCATTTGATTAGCTAATGCTGAACGAGTTTCAAACTCTAAGATTTTTTCTTCAAGTCTAGAGATAGCTAGAGATACATATTGTGGTGCATCAATAGTAATAACCCTTTCTTTTACAGGAATAGCTGATGTAGATACATCTGTACCAACAACATAAGAAGCTACTGCTGTCTCTGATAGTTGTGCAATTACTGGAAAGTATGCAGATGAACCACTTTCAATAGTTCTGTTCTCTACCATTCCTAGTGCCATATTTTTTCTATCAAATGCTTCCATTACCATACCACTAAACTTCTCCTTAGCGAGAGCCATATCAGCTGGTAAACCTCTTGTTCCTGTTGTATCTGTAATATTGTTAATTCCGATTGCCATAATTCTTTTCCTTAGTTTAATTTAGATTTTAATATACTGTGTATTTCTTAGCTTTCTTCCAGTTGTCCATTAGCTTTCACTACGCATAGTTATTTACTATAGGGCTTTTATACTTACTAAATTAAACACTCTCAGCTTGAGTAATATACGTCTATATTACTATAAGCATTCTCCTTCATTATTATTAGGGGAGGTAAAAGGAGATAAATCCTCCCCCTGTCTTAATATAGACCTTTCTGTCTACCTGCTATGTACTTACTATCTACCATTTCTCGATAGCCCTTATCTTTATTATATGCTGGGTTACGCATAGCCTCAAAGTATTCAGACCTTGTACTAAATGGTTTAATCCCTCCACCATCACCTGCTGATTGTCCCTCTATACGTCTAGGAGGTGTTCCCATACGTAATTTAATGTTCTCTACTTCATATAAAGCATCATCAATGTTACCTGATTTAATAGCATCATCAAATCGTTTAGCTTGAGTTTGAGTTAAATTTTCTCTAGCCCACTCAATCATACTATTCCAACCTTCTTCACCTTGAGAAGCTTCATATAACTTATTCTTGTATACTTCACCTTTAAGTCTCAGACTATCAATATAGTCATCTACGACTTCCTTACTTAGCCCTTTGGCTTCTAATTCTTTATAATCACCTTCAGTTAAACCTCCATTATCAGCATAACTTTGTTCATATTTAGTAAAGTCTTGTCTAGTTAGAGTTTTATTTACTTGCTCTGTAGAAGCCTCAGGAGCATCCTTATTAGCTTCAGATGAACTATCTATAGTCTTAGGAGACTTCTCTTCATTTTGACCCACTGTAGACTCGCTATCAGCCTGTTTAGATTTAAGCTTCTCTAGCTCCATGTAAGCTTTAGCTATATCTTCAGCTGATTTACCTTCAAACTTTTCAGGCATCTTAAAAGACTCAACAGGAGTACCATCAGCTTGATAATGTTCATTAACTACTGACTCTTCTTTATGTTCACCTCTAGCTCTATCAATATATCTTTGGTCTTCAGGTGTAATTTCAGGAGTAGTAACTTCACTCATTATTTACCTCCTGTAGCTCTACCTTTAGGTGTAGCTTTAGTATCTTCTAATATTTCTTTCTTAAGTTGTTCTTTAAGTTCAGCTATGAAGTCTCCTGACATCAGTTCTGCTTTAGCTTCTACTTCAGCTTTAACTCTAGCTTCCATCTTAATTCTTTCTAATTCTTTAGCATACTTACCTGTTTCATTAGTAATATTTCTAGTATTAAGAGCTACTTTAGCTGGGTCTTTCCTCTCAGCTGTCTTATCTCTAAGTACATAGTCACTCTCAACTATTACAGTACCCTTATCTCTTTTATCTTTATCTTTCTTTAGTTGTTCAATAGAACCCATAGATTTCCTTTTACTTTTAATTTACTTTTGTTTACAAATACACTCAATAATGAGACCACCTACAGTTATATAACCTTTACCATTACATCTAGGACATACTTCTTTAAATAATATCATCATTTCTGTTGACCTGTAAGCTGTCTACCAGCACCTCTACCAGCTTCTTCAGCTAGTCCACCAGCTCCTTGCATAGCTAGTTGTTGCTCTTGCATAGCTTGTTGTTCCTGTGCTATTTGTTCATCTGATTTTACATATCTACCTTGTGGTAGAGACGATGCAATAGTTACATCCTCTATATAATTAGATACATTAAAGTATTTACCTATTGACTGTTGTAATACAGGAGTCTCTTGTAAAATACTAGAGAACTGTCTTAATTTATCAAGGTCATTATTACGTCCTAGTGCTTCAACACCTGTAACAGGAACATAATCAAATCCTTGCATATCAACTTTCATTTCATTAAGTATTAATCTACTTAGTGGATGTTGAAACTCTTGGCTTAGTAGTGAATATAGACCACCTTGAGCTTGTTCTAGGTCATTAGCTAAATAGCGTATCTCCCCTAATGTGGTTCTCTCACTATCTCTAACTGCTGAATTAGCTGATAAGAAGACTTGTTCTAATCTTCTCTCTATTTGCAGAGCTAACTCTTGTACTGTACGAAGGTCATTATACTTCTCTACTCTCATTACAGTTAAATCATTATCAAAGTCACCTAATATTACTTCACCATTAGTAGCATTATTAAGAGCGTCTATATCTAATGTAGACCCAGGTTTCTTACCAAATATAGTTCTACCTGCTACTGCATTAGCCTCAAATAATAGCTGATTACAAGCTTCTAATGATATGAAGTCACCTTGATGCTGTGTTACAATACCTAGTCCATAATTATGCCCATTAACAGCTGTAGTTCTTAGAGCCATATATGGAAAATCTTCTGGTTGGTATGTACTTCCACTATCTTCTATTACTACATCTTCTACTGATTGATATTCATACCACATACCCTGTTTTAATACAGCTCTATTATATATTGCTACATCTACAGCATCATCTTTAGTTAAGTCTATATCTAGTAGTTCTACTATATCATCAGGTAATGTATTAGGAGATACTAGCTCTTTAGTTATTACTTCTAATAAGTTACCTCTAAAGTCTCTTAATACTACATAGTTATCTAATCTATATACCTTTAGTCCTTTATCTGTAGGACTATTAGGCTCTACTTTAACAGCTAATGAATTACCTGTTACTATTAATGATTTCATTATTTCCATAGTAGGTACTATTAAAGTTTGTTTACCTACTAGCTTCTGAGCATCATTTTCTATAGTTACAGCTAAGTTCTCAGCCTTCTTTAAGTCCTCAGTAGGTCTACCTTCATTATCATAGAATTGTTGTTTACCTTCATCAGATAAAAATAATCTAAAGAATGGATTATTAGGAGGTAACATAGTAAATGTTATCTTACTAGCTAAACTATTAACTAGTCTAGCACCTGTGTTTTGATATGGATTAGATAATCTATCAGACTCTTTATGTCCATCTGGAGGGAGAATATAAGGTAGGGTTAACTTTGCACTATCTCTAGCTCTATTTAATATATCACTCCTATCTGTATCTAATGCATCAAACCTAGCTTTAGGGGATACCTCCATTACTTGTTTAATGTCTATTTTATCAGCCATTTACTGTTCCTATTGTACTTATGTTGTATTTTTTTATTATATGTATCCTCTACTTTTTTATCATATGATGCTTGTGCTTCAGCTAGAGCTTGTTCATTAGCTTCATTTCTAGCCTTAGTAGCACCACCATATAAATCTAAAGGGTCTTCTGACCCTGTTACTTTAGTCATAAGTCCTTTAGAAATAGGGTCTACTGTATTTACAAACATCTTAGATAAGCTTGATATAAAACCCATATCTTATCCTATTATACAGTTCCAACAGTTGCACTATCACCTGCTGTACCTACTAGAGGTATCTGTAATGATTTAGCTCCCTGTGTTTTAGCTTTAGTCTTAGCTTTATCTGTTTCTTCATCAATAAACTCCTTCATAGTAGCTTCTTCAGCTGGAGGAGGAGGAGGAGGAGGAGGAGGAGTAGCTTCTACAGTTTGTACAGATGGGCTTTTACCACCACCACCATATCTAGCTTTCATACCCCACATCTCTGCTCTTACTTTTCTTATAAACATCTCAAACCTTTCATATATTTATTAAATTTACTCTTAACAGAGTCTATATTAAAAGTAGTAACCTCAGCTATTACTTTACCACCTACTAATCTATTATTACCTTTATTAGCACTATCAACAAAGGTAGTACCTATAGAAGGTAGTTGTAGCTTATCCATAACATTACCTATAGTAGCATATAACCACATAGTAGCTTTAGTTCTTCTATACTCAGGTATTACATACATATGGTCAATGACTAATTGTCTCTTCATAAAACCATTCATAGTATGTATATACAAAGTAGTAAATCCTATTACTTCATCTTCATCATTAACTACTAAATAAATCATATATTTATTATCTACTATTGTACTAATGTAGGATAGAGCTATTTCAAGAGTACCTCTATAGTTATCCTTTAGAGTCTCTTTAAAGTAATCACATAACAATAAACCTAGCTTATTAAAGTATTTATTTTTATAGATTATAGTCTTCATTGTTTACTCTTAGATACTTTCTTAGCTTCCTCATACTTAGCTTTAGCATAAGCTTCTATATAATTAATAACTTTAACTACACCTTGTCTTATTCTAATTTCATCTATAGTAACATCCATAGATTGAGGTAACTCTTTAGGCTTACTAAAATACTTATTTATATTATCTAATAAATCATCACTATTAATCATCATATCTTAAACATCTCCTTTATATATTATTTATATATTATAATATTATATACTATATAATTATATTTCTTTTTTTTCTTTTCTCCCAATGGGAGCAATATCTCACTATTTTGAAATAATGAATTGCTCCCAACCACCACCACTAGGGGCTTAACTGTTATGTACCGTCTAAGTAATATTTTAATGTTTTCAATACTTGGACGTTAAGGGGTAAAAAGGACTACTTCGTAGACGTCTTTACCTATCTCTTTTAACTGATGCATAGAAGCTAATCTAGCTTGTGTTATCATATATTGTTCAGCTTCTTTCTCATCTAAGTCCATTCTATTCATACATTCTACGATACATCTATCCCAATAGACTTCCTCTATAGAATAGTTATGTTTATCTTCTTCAACTTCATCTAGTATCTTATTAGCTTTAACTTTACCTACGTTAGGTATACCTTTATAACCATCTACAGGGTCACCTGCTAATATCTGATAATAGAAGAACCTAGTAGCTTCCTTCTGAGATACCTCTATTAACTCATCAGTACCATAATTATAATGACTACCTACTGTTTGATAAATAACATCTTTATCAATAGCACATAGAAAGTAGTCATCAGGATAGTGAGTCTTCTTATATACTACTACATCATCAGCTTCATAACCATAAGCTACCTTAGCTCCATATTTAGTAATAATGTACTCCCATAATATATTAAAGTCAGTAGGCTTTCTACTATTCTTTCTATTATGTTTGTAATCATCTACTACTTTATGTCTAAAGTTGTCCCCTCCTGTAAGCCATAGCTCTACTTCATCACAACCAGTCTTAAACTTTATGTTTTCTATAAGACCATCTATAGCATTCTTTGCTTCTATAGGATTTGAAGTTATAGAAGTAATAGGCTCTTTTTCTATGCCTAGTTCTAGTTCTAGTTCATTCCATGTGGTCTTCTCTTCATAACTAAAACCTGCTTTATAGAGCAAGCTATCTGCATCAATAAGAGCTATCATTATATTGCCTTTAATAAGCTTTTACGTTTAGATAGTGTATTCTCAGTATATCTTCCTGAAGAATATCCACCACACTCTTGACAATGATATTTTTGATATTTACCAGTATTAGTAGTATAATATCCTCTCTTGTGAAGATGTGTACTTCCACATTTAGGGCATCTAAATTGTTCAATATCATCATTAACATTAATATTTGGATGTTGGCTATACCAAGCTCTAATCTTTAAATATACTTGCTCTAAAGAAATAACATCAAGTTCATTATACTTTTTCATTTCTTTCCAAGCTTTATCATTTCTTTTCATACATTCAGCCCATAGTATAAAACCATTGAACGCAGGATGTGAACTTTTCTTATTAGTCACATTGAGTTCTTCACATAAATTAGCTAAGGTATTCCTAGTAAATTTAAATTCTTTCTTAGCTATTTCTAATGTATCTATCTCTTTAAAAGGAGAAGGAGGAGTGATACTATGGACTACAGCTCGTGCTTTGATGAAGGGAATGTCAAACTTTTTACCGTTATGAGTAATGACATAATCAGCCCTATCAAGCCAATCAATAATTTCTTTCGTAATTTCTTCATCATCTTCTGTCCTATTTTCTAAGTAATGAACCGTAGAACTCCCTAATTCTTTAATAGAGCAACACATAATATATCCTCTATCAATTAATTGTTCTTGTCCTATATTTTGCTTCCACATGCCCCATACGAAGGCTAAAGAGGGAGCTGTCTCAATGTCTAATATAATAGTCAATTATTATCCTTTTAAAATAACTTTACAAACTTTTGATTGGTTGTTGGACTACTAAGTCCTCCTAACTCCTCTATATATCTTCCTACTTTTATGTAATCTAGTAGAACTACTATTCTATTATCAACCTCTTCAAAATCAAGTCCTGTATATAAACAAACCTTTAATCTATTATCTTTTACCATAGTGATAAGGGATACTAATTCTTCAACTTCCCATTCCCCACCATAGAAAAGAACACAGGATATATGTTTATTTTTATCTATAAGCCTCTGTAGCTCGCTTAAGCTAAGAGGAGTACCAAACGTACTCTCCCAAGTCTCTTTACTATGACATCCTTTACAGTTAAGCTTACAACCACTTATAGATAATGCTAGACTAATTTCATCAGGAACTTCCTGAAGGACTACTTGTGGGTAACTATAATATAACATTTTATCCCTTATTATAATGTCTTAGAGCTTCTTCTTTTTGTCTCTCAGACGAAAAACTATTAATTCTTTTTAAGTATCCTATAACTCTTGTCGCATGATATATATCCTTACTTCCACATTTAGGACAAGACATAAGTGTTCTTTTATCTATATTACCACAGCTGTCACAACCTGTTACTTTTATGTTAAAACAGAAATATTCACACCCTTCTTGTACAGCTACATCTAGTAGCTTCATAAAACCCTCTTTTGTAGGATATGACTCTAAATTACAGTGGTAGGCTGACCCTCCATCTAAGTATTGAGAAGTATCTCTACCATGTAAAACAAACTTATCTAATACTGATATTTTATCGTCTTCTACTTTGTAGAGATAACTGTTATAACAATCTCTAGGAACGACAAAGCCATCAGCCCTATCCCATTTAGCATTCTTAACTCCTAAATTTTCAGCAGGAACAAACTCAGTATTAAATTTACATCCATACTGCTTAGAAGCTTCTTTGTTTAAGTCACTTATAGTTTTTAAAAACTCAGCCACCCAAGCTTTATACTCAGCATTATTACTAATCTCATATCCTAGATACTCGCAGGCTTCTAAAATACCATTGACCCCTATAGTTAAGAACTGTTTATCAGTCGTTATATATCCATTAGTGTAAGCTGGGAGCATTCCTGCTTCTATGTAGGTATCAAACAAATCTTTAAAAGCTAGTTGATACTTATGTATCTTCTTTACTTCCTCTTCTATACTTCTACCTTGTTGTACTAATCTATTAACATTTATAGTAATAACATTCATAGAACCTGTTGCTACACCTCCAGCTCCTAGGCTATAACTAAAATCATTAATATCATCACTAATATCATTCTTAAGTCTACAACAGCTGGATAGAGCGTGGGCATTCTCATTAGTGAATGTAAAGAAAGCATTACCCTCTGCATATTCTTCAGCTATAAACTCTTGATAAGCTTTATCAACAAACGTCTTACCATCATTTAATGATGCAGAAGTTACTACAGGGAACGTTAATAAAGACTTCTCTCTCTCTTTATTAAACCACTTCATAAAGAACTTCTGTAATTTATGTAGACTTTCATATGTAGGTTTAGTGCCATCAGGATACACAAAATTACCAAACATAGCTTCAAAGTAAGGTCTATCATAAATACTTATATTCCAAAAAACTGATTGAAACCCTCTAGCAGAAGCAGGTTGATTTAGAGCATATACTGTATGTTGTAGCTGGTTCTCTATTATTTTAGTATGAGTTTTTAAATAATCATAACCAAAATCATCCCTTGCAAACTTATCAAAGTACATAAGCCATTCAACTGTAGCTACTGCGCCAGCAAATTGAGCTGATATAGCAAAGACTAAATTAATGAAGCCTCCATTAAATGAGGATAGGTGCTTTGGAGCTTTACTATCTCCACCGAACCCTTGTAAACCATCTAGTAAGAAAGGATATAAACTTATAGATACACAATAAGGGTTTAATGACGTCTCATCGTGTACATAAATTTCATGGTCTTCTATCTGTCTTTCATACTCATTTGCTAGAGCTTCCCCATATCTCTGCCTAATTCTATCTTTTATAAGACTTCTATTAACTTGAATATTTATATCTTTGTTTATTTCTGCTCCCATAGTTGCTATGTTGTGTGACGATACGTTAGCATTAGCATCTAATATACTACCATCTGCACTGTTTGAAGCGTTAATATAGTTGTTTATAAAATTCTTCTTTGCTTTAATTTGCTCTAGCGTTAATCTTACCATATACTTTCCTTGTTTTAATATTTTATCCTTTATTTATACTTTCCTTTTTATATCTCACTACATATTAAACTCTCCTCTCATAATCTAAGCTCCTTCATTATCAGGTAAATCAGCCATATTAATAGGTACTACAGGCTTACTAGCGTCTTCTAATTGTTTTTTAATCTTATTAATAACATCATCCATATCAGGATTAAATCCTCTATCTAATATAAGCTCTTTAATATCTTCTTTAGGGTCTCTAAAGTCTTTACCTTTAGCTACTTTACCTTTAGTCTTCTTAAGAGGTTTAACTTCATTTGCCTCAATAACAAAGCTCATAGCTTTATCTAATAGTGGTTTCTTAAATTGTTCATGTATCTTACAACCATGATTAATCAATATCTCTGTAACGATAGTAGACATAAGTGTTTGCTTCTGTGTATAGTCAAAGATAGTACCTGTACCTAAGAACTTAAGTAGACTGCCATAGTATACATAGTTAAAGTCACAATAAGCATCTACCATATCTACAATACAATCTAATATAGCTTCATCTTTCATAGTAGGAAGTGCATCTGTCTGTACATAGATTAAATTTAAATAGGTAGTATATGCCTCTTTAAATTCTAACTCTTCCTCTACTAACATACTCTCTTCTAGCTCTCTATTAGCCTTTAACTCATTTCTTAAGTAATTAAATTTTGCAATTTCACCTATCATTTATTATTCTCCTTTATTATTAACATTTCTAAATAATGCATAGCCTTTTCTAAGTCTTGCACACCATTCTTATCTCTATATCTAAGTATATATTTAATAATATTACCTTCATAGTAGTTTAAATTATACTCATCTATTACATCTAGTGGTTGTATCTTATGTTTATTATAATGACTGCCCCCTACTTGTTTCTCTCTTATAGCTTTACCTTCTCTAACACAAGCTTCAGCACTTGACATTTCTTCTAGCTCCTTTAAATACTTTATGCATGTAGCATCATCTGCTATATAACCATGATTGTCATAGAATGTATCTCTAGCATTACATAAATCAATATATTCCATTAATGTGTGTCCTCCCAGTTGTAACCTATATCTGCACTTCCTCTTAATGGTATTCTAAAGTTTAATCTTTTAGTAACATCATCAAAAGTATCTACACATATCTTAGCTATATCTTTAGCTATATCCTCTCTACATTCTATCTGTACTTCATCATGTACATTCAAAACAAACTCATAATCTTCATCTCCACATTTATATTTCTTCTGTAAGTTTTCATCTAATAGTATTAGATAATATTTCATAACTACAGCCCCACACCCTTGAAGTAGTGTATTTAAAGCACTGTGTTCTGACCTAATGAAATACTTATTACCATCTAAAGCTAATAAGTAACCTTTAGCTCTAACAGCCCCCACTACTGTATCAGTTAGTTTTTTAAGAGCAGGTATCTTATTGAAGAACTTATCCTTCATCTTCTTACCCTCTGCAAAACCACCACCTACAATAGTACCTAGTTTTGCTTCTCCAGCCCCATACATAAGGGCATAGATGAATGTCTTAGCATCATCTCTAGTAGGTAGTCCTGCTGACTTTTGATTAACAGTATGTATATCAGTTCCATTATCTTTATTACCTTCATCTACAGTCTTAGCATATCTACCTTTATCATATCTAGCCATATAATGACTTAGTGTTCTAAGCTCTAAACCATCAGCATCACAGCCTACTAATTTCTTTCCTTTAGGTACAGTAAATAATGCTCTACATTCTCCTCCTCTGAAAGCTCTACTAGATGGAACTTGAGCCATATTGGGGTTTGAATTTCCTGTGATAGTTATTATACCATCCTCTTGTTTCATTACCCATGTTCCAAGTTCTGTTGTTGGACACCACACATCCTCTGTATTAGTGTACCTCCACTCAAATACACCTGTTTTCGCCCTTATAAAAGGCTTATTTGTTTGTGTTACATTGTATCCAAACCTTTGGTTATCTCCTTTTAATGGTGTTTTACATGTGCGACTACATCGTTTATTGCTAAAGAGATATAGAGCAACAGGGATGTTTACATGATTACTAAGATAATCATCATAATCTGCATTCATTAAGATGGCATCATGGTGTTTAATATCCGAAGCTTTCACAAGTCTTGGATTTCCATAGCCCATTTTACTCCTATTACGTTTCATAACAACCCATTTATGGTCTGCTGTACATCTAAGCTGGTTACCTTTATTACCTATAATACCAACATCGGCGTTAGTAAAATAATGTTTGTCTATTACCTTAGTCCATTCTTGTTTTTCTGTTTTCAAGTTGTATCCTAAAACATACTCACCAACAGAAAGTTCCTCATAGCCCTTCCATCCATCCATCGTTAAGGCTTTTGTAGTTAAAGGAACACAATGTGTACATCTTCTTGATACAGCTCCTAATGTGTTTACTTGTCCGTGTATTCTATTATCATCTCTAACCATCTTAAGCCAAGCATTATCACCTTCAGCTAGTTGTCCTAGTAATTTATTAACCTCAAAGTAATGAGCTAATATGCTAGCTTCAGGATAATCCATATCCTTTAATATAGCATCATTAATAATAGGATTACCTTTATCAGTTTCTTTAGGTGACTCCCAATCATACCATCTCTTAAACCATATAGCTATATGCTGTCTACTAGAAGGATTAAACTCTGTATAGATAATAGGTTGATGACTACCTATAATAGTCTTACCTTGAGCTTTAAAAGGAAACTTCTTAACATAATCTTTCTGTGTCTTTAGCTTTCCTTTAGGTAAGAATAAAGGAGTAAATACTTTGTGTAGTTCTGTAGTAGCTTTTTCCTTATCTTTCATAAGTTCTATATGTAAGGTCTGAGCTTTCTTAACATCAAAGTATACTCCATATTGTTCTTGTCTAGCTATTATTCTAGCAAAGTTATATTCTAACCATAAAGCTTCATCAGGTATATTCTTAGTTAGTAGTTTCTTATATAAACTATATGTGACTTCTACGTCTTGTTTACAATAATTTACCATCTCTTCTGTAAGTTTAGACCAATCTTCATAGTGGTCTTTATAATTACCTAAACGTATTCCCCACGATTTTAATGAGTGACTTCCTTTTAATCTACCATCTAACTTTCTGTTATTACTATCTATCATTAACATATTAGGATATGCTAACTGACTCATTATTAGTGTATCATCTATCTTACAATAATCCCATAGATTAACTTCTGTAAGTTTAGTAATACAAGGTATATCAAACTTAATACCATTATGAAATACTACCTTATCACATTTCTTAAGGAGGTTAAGACATTCATTAATGCTTCCTGAGCTTCCTTTAATAGGTCTACTAGTGAAACATATAGTTTCTTCTTCATCTATCTTAACTCCTATACAATGTATTGTAGTAGCATCTAGTAATAGGTTATCACTTTCTATATCAGCTATTGCTATTGTACTCATCTAATTTCTCCATTATTATATCCTTTGGTAGTAAGTTATAACAGTAGTAACCACTACTAAATGTTATTTTATTATTTATAACACCTTTATTAAGATACTTTATACGTTTATCAAACATTAATAATTGCAGTTGTTTATTACTAAATAATTGTTTAGGAGCACTATCATTCAACCAAGCCATAGTCATAAGTAAAGCAAATGGTTTATTAAAAGATAATGCTCTTTCAAATATCTGTCTCTTCCCAGTAAAAGGAGGATTTGATACTATTAAATCAAAATAGTCAGGCTCATACTCATAAAAATCTTGTCCATAATCTATATGACTACTTATAACTCTATTATTAAGTTTAATTTGTTTAACAAACTCACTATCTTCTTTATCAAAGGGACACCAAACAATAGCATCTTTAGGTATATACTTTAATATAGGAGTAACACCATACTTAGGTGTATAACATTCATCATTACTACCACTACCATACATACTCATCTAAAAGTCCTCCTCTGTTTCATCTACTTCTAATTCAAAGTCTTCATCACTAGCATGACATATACCTGTGTCTTTATCATATATAAATGATACTGTCTGTCCTGTAGCTTTACCGCTAAATCTATCTTTGATACATCTTACTATACCTTTACTTCTTTCTTCAGATGTATCAGCTGTTGTGTTTCTTTCTATACCTAGCATGAACTGTGCCCAACGCATAATAGCTCTACTTCCTGTAAATTGACTCTGCTCTACCCTACCACCTGACTCATGACTAGCTCCTTTCTTAGGAGGATTAAGGTGTGACACAAGTAGTATCCATATGTTTAACTCTTTAGCTAGACTAGCTACTTCTTCCATTAAGGCATCAAGATTTCTTCGTTCATCCTCAGCATGAGCATTAAGAGCTGTAAGGTTATCTATATAAAATAACTTAATTCCATATGATACACTTGCACTCCTTATCTTAGACTTTATAGTCTCCCAATCTATTCTACCAAAGTTATCATAGATAAATAACTTATCATTAAGAATATGAATAGATTTCTTTAAGTCCTCTTTTTCATATTCACTATCAGGTAGATGATAAAACCTTCCATCCATCTTACCACATACTCTAAGTAGTGTTTCTACTTTACCTTGCTCTAGCATAAATGTAGCTACTTTATGTTTATTCTTTATATCTTCAGCTATCTGTTGCATAACAAAGTCAGTCTTACCTACTGAAACTCCTGCTCCAACTATAACTATCTCTCCATATCTTCTACCATATGAAGCTTCAGTTAGTTTAGGATATATCCAAGGTAGTCCTACTTCAATAGGCTTCATAGCTTCTTCTAGTAGGTCATCAGGACTAACAAAACCATCAGGCTTATAATCTTGAGCATTATAGAAGGTTTGTACTACTCCTGCTTTACCTGTAGTAACTAATACTTCATTAGCATCTTTATACTCAGGATGTTTAATTATCTTTACTTTACCAGCTGGTAGTAGTGGTATACATTCTTCAATAGCTTTATTACCTTGTTCATCATTATCAAACCATAGATATATTTCTTTAAAGCTATTAATCCATTCACTATTAGCTAGTATCTCTTTCTTAGCTGATTGTGCCCCATTCTTAATAGATACAATAGGATATGTTCCTAATGCTTCACTAACAGATAAAGCATCAAGTTCTCCTTCACATATAGTAAGCTTCTGTCCACCACCTTTAAATAGTTGTTGACCAAACATTAAAGCTTTCTTAGGTTCTCCTATAAACTTAAATGTCTTATCTTTATATCTAAGCTTCTGTGCCACTCTATTACTCTCTACATCATAGTAATTAGCTATCTGTACTATATTACCATTAATATCAGTTCCTACTGTATATCCATATCTACTACAAGTAGATTGAGATATTCTTCTTTTAGCTAATCCTTGATATTCTCCATGTAATAATTCTTTACTCATTGTAGATGCTCTTCTAACAGCCTTATGTAGTTGGTCTTGTTCCTCTTTAGACCAAGTATCACAAGCGAAACAGTAAGCAGTCCCATTGCTATATATAGCATTACCATCACTACTTCCACAGTTACTGCATGGTGCATGATATAGAAACTCTCCTTTATTCTTTTCCACATTCTATCTCCTCTATCATTACATCTACCCTAGGTTTATGCTTATCTATATCCCCATGTATACCTCTAACATCAGGTACAATAGTATAATTATCATCAGGTATCTTTTTAGCCTCTACTAAAGCATCTTGAAAGAACTTATCTACTACTGCTACTACATTCATTACATCATATCTACGTCTTGTAGGTTTATATACTGTGTAAGTTATCTTGATTTGTTTATCAAACTTAGGACAGTCCCATAGTTGTTGTACTGCTTTAATAGTAAACAACTTCTTTACCTGATTACGTTGTTGATAATGTAAGTTACTAACTCTATTATAGTTTAGATAGATGTCTTTCTTCTTTCTTGTTCCTACACTTATAAAGAGAGGAAGGCTAGTAGTAAAACTAGCCATTGTTATAGTCTGCCTATAAATAATATTAATATATTTATATTGACTAATATGATAGCAATCTTATCAAAATTAGTAAAAGGTCTTTCTTCATTTAATATTTTCCACACTAGAAGTCTCCATTTTCACTATCATCTTCATCAAAAGATGTATCTACATTAGAGGGTACATAACCATCATCGTCAAAGTCTTCTCCTTCACTAGCACCACCAAACTCTTTAAGTTCTAATATCTGCATAGCTGACCACGATAAGCTTACTCCTATTGTATTAGTAGTAGCCATATAGTAAGGATTAACATATACTTTACACTTAATAATACTACCATTACCTACTTCAGGACATTGGTCTCTAGGTATCTCTTTACCACCACCTATAAGCTTAACATAGTCTTGTCCTTGTTTTCTATCAAGTACATTCTTAAGCTTAGGTTGTATCATCATCTTACCTGTCTCAGTTTCAATAGTATAATTACCATCATCATCTTTCTCTTTAATGATATGGTCTTTAAATGGATAAGCTTTGTTTAGTGTTTTCTTCTTACTAGCTGTAAGCTTCAAATCTCCTTCATCATTCATAGCTTCATCATAAGCTTTATCAATCATATTTTCTATCTTCTTAATGAATAACTTATAATCATCAGCTTCAGGGTCTGCAAGTAGATTAACACTATACTGACCTCTTGGTGAGTATTGTCCTGTATCTAAAGACTTCTTTAAGTACTTACACCACTCAGCTTCACCTGCAAATGTAACTATATTTGTTCCTTGTACCTTAAAAGGTTTCTTATTTACTGCCATCTTCATTCTCCTTTGTTTTAGTTATTGGGTATGTTCCTATTAGTAATTTACTAACTTCATCCATATTATTCTCTACTTGCTGTAGTAGTCCTAACAAAGCATATTGCTTTATCTGTTCATTATCTATTTCTTCTACTTCATCTAGTAATCTATTAAAGAATATAGATAACTTTTCCCTTATAGTCATATGACCTCCTTTATATTACTTAAATATAAACTTAAATTTTCTTTTTTTTTTTCTTTTCTCCCAATGGGAGCAACATTAAGGTTTATTTAAGTTTAACTAAATATATACCTGCTATTACGTACTTCATTTAAATCTAAGTCATTTATCATAACCTTATCAATAACATTTATTCCTTCAGGTAAAATTTGACTAACCCAATCAGCTAATGGATTACCTTTAAATAACTCTATGTAAGCTTCTCTTACCTCTACATTAAGTATAGGAACATCATTAGGGAGCACACCATAGCTATCATGTATTAACCAAAAGCTATTAACTCCTCTTTCTTTACATCTTTCTACTGTTCTATATAATAAAGTACAATCTAAAGAATGTATATAGTTAGGAGCTATACCATTTAGCATCTTAATATAGTGTGTTTCATCAGTAGGATGATATAGTACTAATTGCCCTAGTGGTGTTCTAAGTCTCTGTCTTTTCTCTCTTTTAATACGTTGTAATACAGGAAAGTCATATATAGGTGATAACCAAAAAGCACTATCTTCTCTCTGTAGAGATTGTCTAAGTACTTCTTTAATAAATTCTTGTCCTCTTCTAGCACCTTGAACTACCTCTCCTATTGCTTTATCATTAAGTTTTGATATTAATGTAGCTACTACCCACTTATCTCCTTTCCAGAATATCTGATTACTGTCTTCATACTCACTTAATAATTCATATACTTGTTCATACATACCCCTCTTAGTTACACTATAAGGCTGAGTCATTACATTTCTTTTAGTTAACTTTCTAGTTATCTTACCTTTGATACTATCAGCTTCAACTAAAGTAGGTCTAGTATGTTCCTCTCCATCTTTAGTAGTATATGTTATCTTTCTAGGATAATCATTATTAGCTAAATATTCTTCTACTTTATTAGCTACATCTTGATATATGTCATTAACTCTATCACTACTAATAACATTTACTGCTTTAGCTCCTCTTTTATCCTTAAGTAAACCACTATATATTTGTATTCCACTACAAGTAGCATCAAGCTGTACAGGAATATACACCATAGACCCCTCTAGGTGCTCCGTAAAGGCAAAACAAAAGGCTAGGAATAGTAGAGGACTATCTACATCATACCATAGCTTTAAATTGCTTATAGGGTCTTTAGCTATTAGCTTAATAGTAGGTATCATTTCATCTATCTTAGCTATTCTATCCTCATAAGTAAGCTTATCATAACCATAACAGTTAGCTCCATGTATCTTTAACCAGTATTCTCCTTCCTTAGTTAAATATTGACCATCAGCAAACTGTAGCATAGACTTAATATTATCAGAAGATTGAGGGTTAAGATAAGATTGAATAGGATATAGTCTACCTCTGAAGTCTAAAGTATAACTAAAATATATTCTATCTTCATCTTTAAACTTAGTAGCTGTCTCTAATGCCATCTTAAAAGCTAATCTTTTTGACTCTATACGTCTTATCTTAGTGTCTTGGTCATCCATAGCTTTTAACCACTTCTTCTTATCTTCTACATTTATAAATTTACCATCTTCATTAAGCTTACCATAATCTGACTTAGGTACTAATTCATGTATATTAAGTGTATTCATATAAGGTATCTCTCCACATAGAATAGGATTAGATACTGTACTTCTATCATCAACTATATTATATTTAATAATAGTTTGTATTGTATCATATACTTTTCTGTTTATCTTATATGGAGTAGATTGAATGTCATTAACTATTTTCATTAACCTAGTTAGGTCAGGTTGAGTAGCCATAATCATATTAAAGTCTTTCTTAGTTCTACACTTTATAAAACTTATATCTTTCTGTGTCCAATAACCACCACTACCATTAATACTCTCCCAATCTTTAGGAGGATATACTAAAGGATAATAAGCTGTTATAAGATTACCAAAGAATACTTTAGACCTCATAAATAACTGTTTAGTATCATTACTAAGCTCTACATTATATGATGTATCTTTATCTTTATATATAGTAATAAGATTACATCCTGATTTATAAGCTAAGTCTATACAAGTAGTACCTAATATCTTTGCTATATCGCCACTAACACTCTGTTGTGTTATTACTTTAGCTGACATTCTACATTTCTGTTTCTTAACCTCACTATCACCTTTACGTTTATTATGTCTTTCTATAAAACTAAATAATTTAGGTCTTTCCTCTTTTAATAGCTGTATATTACCATGATTAGACATTACTTTTACTATATGTTTACTAATAGCTAAACTTTTAGTAGCCCCTCCTTTTAATAAAGCACTTAATAATGTCTTAATAATAACATAAGCTATATTATCTGCTGTACCAAATGTATCTTTTAAAAATATCTGTACTTTCTTATTATTACCCCTTAAGTCTAAAGATAGATACTCGTCTATATAAGAAGATAGTGTATCAATAGTAGCTTTAACTATAAGTATAACTTCTTTACTATCTTGGATAGCACCTGTCTCTATCAACTTAGCTAGTTTATTATCATACTTATTTAAACTAACATTCCAAGTTTCTTCTTCTAGTTGTATTTGCTTCACTAGATTAGGGTGCATTCTACTCATATCTAAATATAATCTCTAGGATTAACTTCTAAGTGCACTACTTCATCATTAATATAGTCATACATAGGTACTTCTATTATGTCAGGTGCTCGTTCAAATGTATAACCATTCTCCCATAGATATGATAATACTTTATCCTGTACTTCAAAGAAGTCTTCATCTTCTAACTCATATTGCCATGTTAGAGTCCCCCTCTTTCCATCTATATCTTCACCATAGTTTTCTTGATAGATTAGCATTATAATCCTCCTATATAGTCTAAATACATATCATACTGGTATTCATAAGGAAGTCCTAAGATGTAATCATCTGCATATACATCTAACCATTCATTGAAGTTCATTTATATACTCCTTATATAGATATTTATGCTCTTCAGGTAGATTATCATAGATAGCTTGAGCTAAATCTCTAATCTCCCATAGTGCTGACTTAGATGTTCTAAGTGATAGGAAGTTTTGTAGTGACCTAGCATTGATAGTCCATACAAGTGATGTCTTGAATGCTTCAGGAAGACAATACTTTGCTATATCATTAGGTATACCATCAACTAACGACATTCTTAGATTTTCTAAAGCCATCAGTGAATTATTATTTATTTGCTGATTGTCGCTGAATACTAAGTATTTTTGTCCTTGTTTGTACCTATATAACATGTTGTAATTCTCTATTTCTGATTTTTCATACTCTTCATACTCTTCGTTACTTAAAGTACATGTATATTCATCTTCATCTGCAATTACAAAGTCTAACTCTTCATTCTTCAATTCTTTCAACGTATACCTAGTAGATTTAACACTTAAACTAGCCATTCTATGACGAGCAAGCTCTTGCAGGCATGCTCTGCTAATACCGTCTATATCAAATGTATATACTAGATGTTCTGCTATACTTCCATGTTTATTCTTATTAATAATTCTGTTTAGGAAATCTTTATCCTCTTCAGATATATTATCAGTAGGT